ATGAAGCCCACTCCAACGGCTGCCAACCGGACGCGCGCGGTCGTGTACCTGCGCATCAGTCAGGACCGCACCGGCGCCCACCTCGGCGTCGATCGCCAGCGCGAGGACTGCCAGACTCTCGCCGAACGAAACGGCTGGGACGTCGTCGAGACGTACATCGATAACGATCTCTCCGCGTACAGCGGCAAGAAGCGCCCCGGCTACCGGCAGATGCTCGCCGACCTCGACCAGGGCACAGCCACCGTCGTCGTCGCCTGGCATACCGACCGGCTCCACCGCTCCCCTACCGAGCTGGAGGAGTACATCGACCTGTCCGAGCGCCGCGGCGTGAACACCCACACCTGCCAGGCCGGGCCGATCGACCTGTCCACGCCGTCCGGCCGGATGACGGCGCGCATCCTCGGCGCCGTTGCCCGGCACGAGTCGGAACACAAGGGTGCGCGTGTCGCCCGCGCCCGCCAGCAGAAGGCCATGGCCGGCGAGTGGGCCGGCGGGATCCGCCCGTTCGGCTGGGGCGTGCCCACCGGCGAGACGACCAAGAAGGTCGACCGCAAGACGGGCGACGAAGTCGAGGTCGACGTCCTCGACATGACCAAGCCCGTGCCCGAGGAGGCCGCGGCCGTCCTGCACTGGACGGACACGCTGCTGTCCGGCGGGTCGGTCCGCTCGTGCGTGCGGTGGGCCGCGGACAAGGGGCTCACCACGCCGCGTGGGAACACGATCTCCCACCAGGACCTGCGGGACATGCTGGTCCGCCCGAGGAACGCAGGGATCGCCGTATACCGGGGCGAGGAAGTCGGGCGCGGACTCTGGGAGCCGATCGTCCCCGAGGAGAAGTTCAGGGCCGTCGTCGCGATCCTGTCGGACCCCTCGCGCCAGACGAACCGCGGGGCGCAGCCGAAGTGGATGGGGTCGCTGCTGTACCTGTGCGGCCGCGACGAGTGCGGGCGCGGGATGACGGTGACGCAGTCCGGTGGCCGGCAGTACCCGAGCTACAAGTGCGCGACCGGGCACGGTGGCGGGCGGCGGGCGGAGATCGTGGACCAGTACGTCGAGGACACGATCGTCGCGCGGCTGTCACGGGACGACGCAGAGGACCTGCTCCTGCCCGGCCCCGAGGACATCGACGTGGCCGGGCTACAGGCGGAGAGCGAGCAGATCCGCCGGCGGATGACGGACCTGGCGGGCCTGTTCGGCGCGGGGCAGATCGACATGGTGCAGTTCACGGAGGGCACCGACACGGCGCGCGCGCAGTTGGAGGGCGTCACCAAGCAGCTGGCCCGCGCGGCGACCGTGGACCCGCTCGTCGGCCTGGTCGGCGCACCGGACGTGCGAAAGGCCTGGCGCGCGCTGAGCCTGGAGCAGAAGCGCAACGTGCTGCGCGCGGCGCTCGTCGTGACGCTCGTCAAGCCGCGGTCGGGACGCATGCCCGACGGCGGGTACTTCGACTACAACGCCGTGCAATTCCAGTGGCTGCGGGGGCGCGCATAACCCTCAATCCTCCTTGGTGTCATTGTGCATCAGCTCCGCGACCACACCGGAGAGCCTTGCCACCTCTGCCGCCAGGTCGCGAACTTCGCGCAATACGGCAGGTGACTCGGTTTCCCCAACCGCCGGGGTTCGGGCACCCTTTCTCAATTCATCAAGACGGGAGAGATGCGCCCTGCGTTCGCGATCAGCCGCGCGGGCCCGCTCCTCGCGATCAGCCGCGCGGACCCGCTCCTCGCGCTCCCTGCGCAAGACCGGATCCATCCTCATGGCCTTACGCCAGGGCTCGAGGCGTCCGGGGTCATGCGAAAAACCTTGATGAGTTAGCCGACGCGTGGTCAGGTCCGTGAGCAAGGCCTCCAGCGCAAGCTCGTACTCCTCGACCAGATCAGGGTCCGCGTCAAAGGTCCGAGCCCTCGATCCAAAGGCGAGGGGCCCGGCCATGAGCTCGCGAAGAGCCTTCGGAAGGCGCGCGAGGGCCCTAGATCGATCATGGTTGCTATGGAATTCGCCCCCCTCTCCCAATGAGGGAGAGTCGACCTCCGGAAAGAATTTGGATTGGCCCGAATCGTCAGGCTCCGTCAGGGAAAAAAGATCGAGTAGCGGCAAAGATTCACCGCCTTCAAGAATTTGCTGCATGCTGCCCTGATCCCACCTCAGGGCGCTTTCAATCAAGCGCAAGGATTGAGGGAACCTAGCGCGCGGCGTGCGGCCCTCCTCGGCCACCTGAATGCTTTTTTCGGAGACGCCGGCCTCCTCGCTGAGCTGCCTACGGCTCCACCCAAGCGCCTCGCGCTGCTCGCGAATCTTCGAACCGAGCCTGGCCCAGGCTTCGGGGTCCTGCGGTACGCCCGCCACGGCACAACCCTTCTGTCAACGATTGTCAACGGCTACAGACTAAGACTCTGGCAGCGACGCGGCATCGTGTCCACACTCACGGGGCTACGTGTCCAGAAGTAGATGGCCATGAATCCAGAGTGTTTGGTGTCAACGCTTGGCATCAACGCCACACAGGGGGTAGCGTCTGTGACGTGAAGACGAACGGACTTCTGATCCGTCGGCGACGCATCGAGCTGGGTCATGGCATGAACCGGTTCGCCGCCCTCGCCGGCATCAGCGGGGCCGCGTTGAGCCGCATCGAGAACGGCCAACGTCAGCCCCGCCCAGAGACGCTCAAGAAGATCACCGATGCGCTCGGCTGCCCGCTCCGCGAGGTCATGGCCGAGGAGAGCGGCGGCGGTCCCGTGTACCAGACGGGATCGACCGCCGGAAACGACGAAGAGGCCGGGTACCAGCCGGCCTCTCCTGTCGAGCAATCCGTGCCTACCGCGAAGTAAGAGAACGGAACAGCTCCATGGACACAGTACTCACGTCGCCCCTGCCCGCGTCGACCGGCGGGGTTCAGGTCCCCACCGCTCGCATCGCCGAGCAGAGCATCACCGCGTTCGCCCTCGCCGAGATCATCACCGACTCGGACAGCGGCGAACCCACCCTCTGCATCAGCTCCGACCAGCATCTCTCTGACTACCAGGCCGCCACCGCCGGCCAGGCCGCCGCCCTCGCCCAGCAGTTGCGAGCGAAGGCCGACCAGATCGAAGCCCTCGCCAACGAGTACGCCGAGAGGGTCGTCCTCCCGGCATTCATCAGCGAGTACCGCATCGAGCTGGAGGAGTGGGACGTCTCAACGCTCGACCCCATGCTCCGTGAGCACCTCAGGAGCTGGCGGATGACGGAAGGCGACCACACGGTGGTCATCGTCCCCACGGGTCAGAGCCCCATCGAGCGCCTCGCCGCCGTCGCCGACGTCGTCCGCAGCCTGGACCGGCAGGAGGCGAAGTGACCGACGAGGAACGCCGGGCCGCTCGTCCGGTTCGGTTCGAGGACCCCAAGCGGAACGCGGCCTACTGGGCGCGGATCGACGCCATCGTCGACGAGGCGCCCCCCTTCTCTGACACCCAACGGGCGATCATCCGCGCCGCGTTCCACCAGCCCGTGGCACGGGAGGCGGCGTGAAGGACGACCCGCAGCGGCCGGAATGCCGCCACTGGATCGGCGCCGAGCAGCGCCACTGCCGTGCGGGCGAAGGCATCCGCCAGTACATCCCCGGTCCCCGATGCCCCGCCCATACCCCGTCCGCCCTGCTCGGGAAGCCCGATCCGCAGCCGGGTCCCGGCTGGCCCATCTTCCGCCAGGAGGCGCCGTGACCCGGCATGGCCAAGACCCGGCCGACCGGCCGGTGGTCGTGAACGACGACGTGCGCCTGCGGTACGCCGCCGAGCGCGCCCAGCGCCAGCTCACCATCGACTCGATCCGCGCCGACCTCGAAGCCCAGCCCTCCCCGCGCAGCATCCAGGCTGCCGCCCGACGGTGGTGCAACGAGATCACGGCCATGGCCGAGGCGCTGGCCAAGCAGCGACGGAGTACCGCGTAGCCCGCCGGCGGGCACTACCCTGCCCGCCCACACACGGACCAGTGACCCAGCTCGGAGAGAAGAGCCCCGTTCGTGAACAGCACCCCCGAGCCGAAGCCGATCCACGCGAGGCGGCTCGACTCCCTCAGCATCTCGGCGCAGCTGGCCAGCCGCCGCGCGGCCGCCAGCCGGTGCGAGCCGTTCGACTGCGGACACCGCGACCCCCTCGACTGCACCACGGCCGGGTGCGGCCAGGACATCCACACTGTGGAGACCCCTGCGGCTCCGGCCATCGAGCCGGGCGACATCGCCCAGCTGTGGGCCGACGCGAAGATCGCATGGTCAACGCGAGACTTCCCCAAGTACGCGTCCCCGGCATGGATCGCCCTCCACCCGGACGATCCGAAGCGGCTCGCCGGCGCGCTTGAGGCCGCCGAGTCCTGGCGGAAATACGGCGACGAGGAAGCGCTGATCCAGTGGCTGCGCGAGGCGTCCCACTCTCGGCCGTCCGTGGCCGAGCGCAGGACCCGCGCCGAACTCGACGCAGCCGCCGTGCCGAAGCTGCCGCACCAGCTGCGGGCCACCGCCGGATGGCCGCCGATCGCCGTGCCCGGCAAGCCCGGCCAGTACCTGACGTACAACAGCCAGCAGCAGGAGGCAGCGTGACCTCCGCCGCCGACGTCGGCCACCCGCCGGACGACGACATGTGGGGAGGCGAGACGTGGGACGAAGTCGCACCCAAGCTGCGGTCCGTCACCACGTTCCCGCCGCCGCCCCGCAGCGCCCGGACCATGCGGACCCGGGACGACATCGGCAATGCCCAGCGGCTCATCGACCGGTACGGGCCGATCGTCCGCTGGGTGCTCGTCAAGAAGGGGGGCGAGTGGGCCGTGTACGACGGGCGCCGCTGGGCGTTCCGCGGTGGCGACACCCTCGTCCGCACGCTGACCCGGCTCACCATCGAAGACCTGCCCAGCAGCGAGGCCCTCTCGTACAGCGACGACCATCCGGCCGACGACAAGGGCAAGCCGCTGCCCAGCGACCGGGACGCCTTCCTCGCCTACGTGTCCAAGCTCCGCGACCACCGCGTCATGGGCAGGGCCATCTCCTCGGCCTCGTCCTTCCCTGAACTCCATGCCCAGGTCGAGGACTTCGACGGGCAGCGGCGATGGCTCAACCTGCCCAACGGAATCCTCGACACCGACAAGGTGCGGCTGCGCCCGCACGACCCCGACCTGATGCTCTCCAAGATGTTCGGCGTCCCGTTCAACCCGCAGGCCAAGGCGCCTGTCTGGGAGCGGTTCCTGAAGATGAACATCCCCGACGAGCAGACCCGGCTGTACCTGCAGAAGGCCGCCGGATACACCCTGTCCGGGCTGTCCAACGAGAAGACGCTGGTCTACCTGTACGGCCCGTCCGACACCGGCAAGAGCATCTTCACCGGCGTCATGTCCCGCATGTTCGGCGAGTACGGGCAGGTCGCATCCGACGGTGCGCTCCGCCCCCGCCGTGAAGGCGCCGTCAACAACGACGTCGACGGCATGGCGGGCAAGCGGTTCGTCACCACCTCCGAGTCCAGGCCGGGCGAGGAGATGGACGAAGCCCTGATCAAGCGGCTTACCGGCCGGGACGAGCAGACGACCCGTGCCCTGTACGAGAACAACCGGACGTGGACCCCGGAGTGCGTGATCTGGGTGTGTTCCAACCAGTACCCGAAGATCACTGGGGACGACGACGCGATCTGGACGCGCATCCGTGTCGTCCCGTTCCTGCGGCAGTTCCTCGCCGGAGACCCCGACCGCGACGAGCGGCTTGAGGAGAAGCTGCACGCCGAGATGGAAGGCATCTTTGCCTGGGCCGCCCGCGGTCTGGAGATGTACCTCCGCGACGGGCTCGCGCCCCCGTCGGAAGTCGTCCAGGCCGGCGAGCGGTTCCGGTCCTCGGCCGACGGTGTCACCGCGTTCGTTGCCGAGTTCGCCGAGGACGAGTTCCTCACCGTCCAGGATGGCGAGTGGTCCCCGCGCACCGAGCTGTACGAGATGTACAAGCAGTGGTGCAAGGAGTCCGCGATGCGTGAGCCGTTGCGGCCGAGCAGGTTCTATACCCGCCTCGAAGTGTCCTTCTCCATGGCCAAGATGAACGGCACCCGTGGCTTCAAGGGGATCCGCATCGGGCCCAAGCAGTTGGCGTCTGCAGCGTGGGGGCGTTGATGTACCTGCCCCCTGCTGCCCCCGTCAGCAACCTGCCACTACCTGCCCCCAGCAGCTGCCCCCAGCCCCACGCGTTCCTCTGGCTGCTGCGCTTTTCCACAGCCACTGACCTGCGCCTTTGTGGCTACGGTCGGAGTTATCCACAGGGGGCAGTTTGGGGGCAGGTGGGGGCAGTAGCAAGGGGGCAGGTGGGGGCAGCTCGGGGGCAGGTAAAAGGCCGGATCTGCCCCCACTCAAAACCCACTGTGACCTGGGGCTTTCTGTTCCAGGGGGCAGGAGGGGCAGGTAATTCCCGAAAGTCTCCCTGTAGGGGCCTCAGCGGAAACGGACATAGGTCCCCATTTGGATCACGGTTCGGGTCGCCCTTCCCTACCGGAGAGAGTTCCAGCACGGAGCTGCCCCTCCTGCCCCCAGCCGGGGGCGCGCATGAACGTCGATGACGTCGTGGCCGAGAAGATCGCCGCCGCAGCAGCCCGCGCCGAGGCGAACAAGCGGCGCCGCGCAGCCCTCGCCGCCGCCCGCAAGCGCGGCCTCGCCGCCCGCCACGCCCAGAAACTCCGCAACCTTTCCGCCCGCACGACGGACGGATCACCCGTCACCACTGATGACGGGTCCACCACCACCGAGGAGAACCAGTGACCGCCTGGGAACGCTTCAACAACCGCGTCCTGTCCATCACCCCCGCCGAGCCCGGCTGGCAGGTGCACGTCGAGCACCGGACCGTCACCCCTACCGAGTCGCGCGTCGACGAGGAGCACCTGTACCCGGTCGTCACCTGGGCGCTCGTTGAGTCGGAGGGCCGGAGTGGAGAGACCAGCACTCACGTGGAGCCGGTCTTCTATGACGAGTCGGCCCTGCGGAATGCGACGGAGTATCGGCGGATCTTCTCCGACCCGGCGCCTGCGCCCGGCGAGCCGAAGCTGCTCGTCCACATCGAACTGCGGCAGCCGTAACCCCCGCACGCAACCGGCCGGCCCGCGAGAACCGGGCCGGCCACCCATCCAGCACACCACAGAAGGAGTCCTCCGTGTCCGGAGAGACCGTGATGACCATCGTCGGCAACCTGGTCGATGATCCCGAGCTGCGCTTCACCCCGTCCGGGGCGGCCGTCGCCAAGTTCCGTATCGCCTCCACCCCGCGCTTCTTCGACAAGCAGGCCAGCGAGTGGAAGGACGGCGAGAGCCTGTTTCTCACCTGCTCCGTGTGGCGCCAGGCGGCGGAGAACGTCGCCGAGTCCCTCGGCCGCGGCATGCGCGTCATCGTCCAGGGCCGGCTGAAGCAGCGGTCCTACGAGGACAGGGAGCAGGTGAAGCGCACGGTCTACGAGATCGACGTCGACGAGGTCGGCCCGACCCTCGCGCGCGCCACCGCCAAGGTCACCAAGAACCCGAGCGGCGGTGGACAGGGATCCGTTGCTCAGAAGGCAACGGATGACCCGTGGGCTGGAGCCCAGCCCACCAACGGCCAGGCGCAGGGCGGCGGGTGGTCAACCACCCCGCCCGCCCAGCAGCAGCCCGCCGCGCAGGGCGCCGGGTACAGCGACGAGCCCCCCTTCTAGGAGGTCGACATGTCCCTCAGTGAGATCCAGATGCTCATCATCGGCATGGGCCTCGGCGCGCAGCTGATGAACTTCCTGCACATGCGGTGGGACGCGCAGGCCGCCCGCCGCAGCACCGCCGCCTCCAAGGCCGCCCGCAAGCAGGCGACCGCGGACCTGTTCTACAGTGGCTTCCGCCTGTATCGGCTGAAGAGCCGGAGCCGGGTGTGAGCGCCAGCTGCGGCGTGTGTGAGCGCGACCTCGAGTTCGGCTACCTCTGCCCAGGCGACATCCTCGCCCTGGCGGAGCGGCTCGAGCAGCTACCCGGTCTGGCCGACGCCCTCAGTGGGGCGCTGGCCCCGGCCGCCCGTCCCGTCACCGAGCGGGTCACCACCAGCGGCTACGGGCCGTCGACGCCGGTCAACGACTCGGCGCTCGAGCTCTGGTACGGCGGCATGGCCACCGTCCTCGAGCGGTGGCGCTCGGACATCCAGTCGTGGAAGGGCTGGGGCGAGCCCGTCGTCGAGGGCAGCGTCGAGCACCGGGTACGCGCCGCCTGCCGCTGGATCGGCATGAACCTCGAGTGGATCGCCGCCGAGTACCCGTCGGCCGGCGACCTCGGCAAGGAGGTCCGCGAGCTGAAGAGCGCGGCCCTGTCGATCCTCGGCGACGGCCGCGGGGGCGAGGGCCGCGGGAAGCTCCTCGGCCGGTGCGTGAACGCCGACGCCTCCGGCGCCGCGTGCGGGGCGCCAATCCGGCACCGCGAGGGCGAGGCGACGCTCGTCTGCGAGTGGTGCCACTGCGTGTACCGGGATGAGCAGGACTGGCTGCTGCTCCTGCACTACCAGCCGAAGGAGCCGTCGGATGTCTGAGCGGATCGTGACGTGCCGCGTCCTGTCCGGCCGCGGTACCCAGTGCACGGGTGAGGCGGTCGACCCGAACGCCGAACTGCTGATCTGTGCCCGGCATCTGGCGGAGGCGCAGCGCCTCATCCACGAGGCGTTCCGCCGGGCCAAGAGGTCGGCATGACGTCGCCATGGGTGTTGACGAGTGTCGCCACCCCTGGCTACAGTTGTGGAACCGCCACCGCTTCCGGTACTAGGAGGGACGTGACTACGTGGAAAGAGCGCCATGACGCAGCCGTCCAGAAGCAGAACGCCGCACAGAAGGCGTACCAGGAAGCCACCGACGAACGAGCCCAGGCCCTGATCGACGGTGAAGTCGAGCTCGGTAGCCAAGCAGCGGTAGCCAGAGAGCTTGGCGTCACGCGGGCCGGCATCAACCGGGCGATCAACGCCCTGAAGGCCAAGCGCCCGTAGCTACACCCCACAACTGAAGACGGCCCAAGGCCGGCGCGCCAACGCCAGCCAAGGGCCTGACCGAAGCCCACTTCCTGACAAGACCAGGAGGAGATCCGGCTATGCCCGATCTTTCCACGCCCACCCGCCCCGGCGACAGCGACCCGGACATGGACGAGGCCCTGCGCCGCGTCCGCGAGGGGGCCCGGCGATGACCGACGCCCGCTCCGCCTCCCCGCTGCGGGAGTTCGCCGTCGACAGCGTCCCGCTGAGCGTCGACACCGAGCTGGACATGGCCCGCAAGGTTCTCGCCGAGACGGATCCCGAGAACATCCACGACCACGACGCCATGATCCGGTCCGCGGTCTCCCTGTCGATGCGGCTCCGCACCCTCACCGCCGCCGTCGAGGCGGGTGAGGGCCGATGACCGCCGCCGTGCCCGCGTTCGGGCCCACCGGGGATCAGCTCCCCTGCGACGAGAACAGCACGCCGTTCGCGGCCGTCACCCTGTCGTTCGAGGTCACCCGCGAGCAGCTGCGCGCCGCCCTCGCCATCGGCCAGGCCGAGAACGCCGGCGAACCCCCGCTCCCCGACCTCACCGTCCGCGACACCCGCCGCGAGATCGAGGGCTACTTCGCGGGCGCCGCCGTCTTCGGCTCGGACACCGAGCTCCAGGCCATCGACGCCGTCCTCGCCCCCGACCACGCCGCCGACCTCGACGCCGCCATCAACCGGGCCTACACCAAGCCCCACCACCCTGCGATCCCGCAGACGCCCCTCTACCGGGACGGCACTGTCGTCCTGCAGACCCTCGACCACGGTGAGGTTGTCCTGCCCGAGCCCGCCTGGTGCACCGGCCACGACGCCGACACCATCGGCACCCTCGACGAGGTCACCCACAACGGGCGCCACGTCCGCGCCGGCTCCATCGGCCACCGCGGCTACGTCGACTTCCTCGACACCTTCCTCACCCACGCCCCCTACCTCGCGGAGCAGCCCGAGCCGTACCCGCTCGTCTCCGTCAACCTCGACCTGAACGCCGACCTCGACCCCGACGGCGCCACCCGCGCCGCCCACGGCCTGCGCGCCGCCGCCCTCCGCCTCGAGCGCCTGGCCGCCGAAGCCCAGCGCCTGCGGAACGGGGGCCAGGCATGAGCCGCATCCGCCGCGCCGCCGCCCGGCTGGCCCGCCCGTTCCGGCGGACCGCCCCGCACACCGGCCGCCGCCCGGCCGCCCCGTTCTGGGTCCGCGGCCTGACCGCAGGCGGCCGGCCCATCGTCCTCGGCGTCGCCCTCCTCATGTGCGCGCCCGGCGAGTACCACCTCGCCGAGACCGCCGGATGGAACGACCCCTTCACCTACGGCATGCCGGTCGTCCTGTCCGCCTACGCGGGCATCGCGGCCGCCGTCGCCTCCACCCGCCGGCCCGGCGACCGGGGCCGCTGGTCCGCGATCATCGGCGCGTGCCTCGCCCTCGGCCTCGCCATGGCCGCCCAGGTCGTGTCGCACCTCATCACCACCGGGCACGTCATCGCCGACCAGCCCGTCCTGATCGCCGTCACCAGCCTCGTCCCGCCCGCCGTCGTCGGGCACCTCCTGCACCTCGCGGCCAGCCCGCCGGATGCACACCAGGACGCCGAGGACGCGCCCGAGTTCACCCCCGTCCCGAGCGTCCGGACCGTCCCCGACGTCGTCCCGGTCGGCGCCCGCCTGCTGCCGATCACCACACCCCCGGCGCCCACCGTGACCCTGGAACGAGAGGACCAGCAGGACGCCCTCGGGACGCCCGAGCTCCCGCCCGGGACGGACCAGGACGCCGAGGACGCCGACGATGGGCCCCTGCCCGAGCCGCCCCTCATGACGTCCGCTCAGGTCGCCGAGCTGTACCGCATCGAGATGTCCACCGTCCGCTCCTGGGTCGCACTGGGACGCCTCACCGTCCACAGCAAGGACGCCCGGAACCGCAACCTCTTCCACCCCGACCAGCTGCCCGACTACGGCTTCGAGGCGGTGCGGTCATGAAGGCTCTCCTCTTCGGCGCCCTGCTCGGCGCCCTCCTCCTGTGGCCGGCCGCGCTGTCACTCACCGCCACGACCCTGGCCACCGCGGCACAGCCCGCCGTCCTGGCCTTCACCATCGGCGTCCTGGCGCGTCCTGCGCTCGCCCGCCAGATCCAGAGGTGGAAGCGATGAGCGACGCCCTCGCCAAGGCGGAGGCCGCCGCCTCCGAGGCGGCCGTGAACAGCGCCGCCGTACAGGTCGCCCTGGCCGCCGTCGAGCTCGCCAGGCTGGCGCAGACCCAGCAGGAGAAGCCGGCCTGCCAGCACCAGGCCCCGCCCGCCTCCCAGTTCGACGCGAAGAAGTGGCTGGTCATCGGTGGGGTGGCGTGCGTCTGCTCGCTCGCCTTCGCCCTGGCCTCCATCGCCATCGCCATCGGCGCGTGCTGCGCCACCGCCTGCGTGCTGGTCCTGCGCTCCCTGTTCCGCGACATCCAGAAGGGCCGATGACCATGGCCAAGCCCGACGACCTCAAGCTCAGCGACTTCACCCTGGTCGAGATGGCCCGCATGGGCGTCCTGCTCGGCCGCATGGCCAAGCGCGGTATCGCCGACGACGGCACCGGCAACGTCGACCTGAGCGACCTGCAGCGCCGCGCCGAACGCATCGAGAAGACGGCCCTGCGCCGCAAAGCCAAGAAGTAGATCAGCCCCGGGGACGGCGTCCAACCGCCAAGCTGCCGCCGTCCCCGGGCGTCCCACACCTCACCGAGAGGCAGGAACACCCCAGCATGACCTTTGCCCTGATCAAGACGCCAGTGGACGCCCCCGAGGACGTCCGGGACGCTCCGGCGTCCGGAGCGTCCTCCACCCGCCCCGACCGTCGCCGCGCCCGTTACCTCAAGGTCGCCCGAGCCGCCCTCGCCGACGAACGCATCCGCACCACAGGACGCCTCGCCGTCCGCCACGCGTCCTACGTCCTCGGCGGGACGCGCGTCGTAGGACGCCGCATCTGGGACGGCAGGACCGCGTCCCGGTACGAGCGGATGATCCGAGCCGCCGAAGCCGCCGGGCTCCTCGACGAGGTCAAGGAGTGGGAGGCCCGCGGCAAAGACTTCCGCGCGGCCCGCCACCGCCGCCGCGTCGAGATGCTGCAGTTCGCCCTCCAGGCGCCCAAGGCGCTCGGCGCGGCCGCGCTCGGCAGTGCCGGCCTGCTGCTCCTCATCGGCATCCTGCTCGCGTGGGCCAACAAGGACGTCGCCGACGTCGCCGCCCCGTTCGAGACCGTCGCCGACCTGGTCCGGTGGGTGGCCCTCATCGCGGGCGTCATCTGGGGGCCTGGCCTCGCCCTCGCGCCCTGGCTCGGCCTCGCCGCCGTGTGGGCCATCGGCCAGCACCAGCACACCGCCCCGCAGTGGGCCCTGCCCGTCCGCGCCCGCGACCTCGGCGCCGCCATCACCCCGTCCATCGTCGTCGTCGCCTTCCGCGACCTGGGCATCTCCCCGCTCCGCAAGGCCATCGACGCGATGGGAGACGCGGGCGCGGCCCTGCTCTCCGGCATCAAGATCGCCGGATGCGGTGTCGAGGTCGACGTCCACCTGCCCTCCGGCGTCTCCACCGAGGAGATCCAGAACAAGCGGCGCAAGCTCGCCGAGAACCTCAACCGGCACGAGCACGAGGTGTTCATCGCCATCCCGCCCGCCCCGCGGACCGTCCGCCTGTGGATCGCCGACAGCGGCGCCCTCGACGAGCCGATCGGCGCCTCGCCGCTGATGCTCGACGAGGAGACCACCGCGGACTACTACACCGGGTCCGCGCCGTGGGGACAGAACCTGCGCGGCGACTCCGCCGGCGTCAGCGTCTTCCAGCGGCACATCCTGCTCACCGGTCTCTCCAACCAGGGCAAGACCGCCTCGCTGCGCGCCCTCGCGCTCTGGCTCATGTTCGACCTGACCGTGGACTTCTACATCGCCGACCTCAAGGGCGTCGGCGACTGGCGGCCCTTCCACGGCCTCGCCCAGGTCCTCATCCAGGGCCCCACCGACGACCACGTCGCCCAGGCCACCGACATGGTCGAGTGGGGCGTCGACGAGATGCAGAAGCGCATCGCCCTCCTGGAGGAGTCCGGCGCCACCGACGGCGTGACCAGGGACATGGCCCGCACAGACCCGCGGTTCCGGCCCGTCGTCCTCATCGTCGACGAGGCCCAAGTCGCCTACGGGTGCGGCGCCAAGAGCCCCGACGGCCGGCCCTACGGCGGCAGCAAGGCCACCAGCCGCTACTTCCAGGCCGTCAAGAAGATCCACGACCAGGGCCGCGCCGTGAACGTCACCATCTGGGAAGGCACCCAGGACCCCACTGACGAGAACCTGCCCAAGCGGTCCCGCGAGGGCAACCACATCCGCGGCTCCCTCGTCCTCGGCACCGAGTCCCAGGCCAAGATGGCGCTCGGCGAAGCCCCCGTCGATGCCGGCGCCGCCCCACACAAGCTCCGCCGGGGCAAGGACCGCGGCACCATCGTCGTCGCGGGCGAGGGCATCCAACTGGAGGCCGGACAGTCGTCCGTCACCATCCGCACCTACTTCATCTCCGGTGAGGACGCCGTCGTCCTCACCGACCGGGCCAAGGCTCGCCGCGAGGACGTTGCCACCGTCCCGAAGCTGGAGATCGTCCAGCCCGTCGACCATCTCGCCGACCTCGCTGCCGTCGTCGGCCGAGAGAACCGGGTGCGCACCACGGAGGTCATCCACCGGCTCAAGACCCGCAACCACACCGTGTACGAGCACTGGAACGGGGCCCGACTCAAGGCCCTGCTCGCCGAGTACGGCGAGGAGCCTGGGACCCTCGACGGCTACCCGGTCGTCAAGCTGGAGAGCGTCGAGCGGGCCCTCGGCCGCCGCGCGGAGGAGCTCGCCGAGGCGCAGTGACCCGGCAGTGGGCAGTGACTTTCCACTTCCGAGGTCACTGGATCACCCCACTGGCGCTGATCAGCGCAAACGGCAATCAAGTGAGGCAGAGAGGCCGCTCCCAGGGACCCCAAGTGCCCGCGGAAGCGGCCTCTCGCCGACCCTGCGCATGGTCACTCACTAGCCGGATTGAGGCTCTCCGTGCCAGCGGCGTCGCATGAAGTGCTCCGACGTGGTCCCGCCGATAACCGCGCCCTCCACCTCGCTCAGGACGGCGCTTGAGATCCACTCCGGAGTGGCGATCTGCTTGCCGCTGTCGATGATCCAGCCGCCTTGGCCAAGCAAGTTCAAGGCGGCGATGTCGGACTCGCATCGCTGCCCTGCCACGTTGCTCCCCGTCCGCGCGTAAGCCCAGACCTCGTCGAAGGCTGGCTGGCGGCGCCTCTTCTGCGCTTGCACCCTCACGAGATACAGGCAGCCGTACTCATACCGGTCCATGTGCCCCCCGAGCATTGCTAGGTGGAAGCCAGGCAATCAGCGGGCCCCGCGAGTCCTCGCTGCCGGGTCGACAACGCCAACCGCGCGCTGCCCGAGCCGACATGGAACCGTTGCCGCATTCCTGGCGGATCTGGCATCAAGAGCATCACATGAGCAATGAAGATCAAACGAGCACTCCGGAGGATCGGGCCGGCAACGTACAGAGCTGCACCGGAGCCGACCGCGAGCGCTTCCACCTCTTAAGCGGCGCCCAAGCAGCGCCCACGATCATGCCCGCGTGAAGAACGTCCCTGGCCTGGAGCCAGCCCGATGAACCGCGCAGAGCGCCTCGCCATCCTCGGCCCCGAGGTCGTAGCCGCGATCAAGGCCCGCGTAGCCCTCGCCCCGGAGCCCACCGACGAACTCGTCGAAGAACTCCGTCGGATACCCCGCCGGCGAGATCCCGGCGCCCCGGCCGGCTGCCGTTGATCACCCCGATAGCTGAGGGGCCGCATCATGGAGACATGGAAGACGAGCTCGCCCCGCCCGGCCGGTACACGACCCGCGACGTCGCCCGCGCCCTCGGCACCAGCACCGGCGCCGTCCGGAACCTCGTCTACCGAGGCCGCCTCAAGCGCGTCGGAGGCACCGAGCGACACCCGCAATACGCCGTTTCCGAAGTCGCCGCGCTCCTCGCCGACCGCCAGGAGCGCTCGATCGCTTGACCGCAGGTCAGACGCCGTGTGACGATCTGCGTGTACAACTGTGCCCTCAACCGGCACCACAAGCCGCTCGGTAGCACCGAGCAACAGAGGTCCCCAGCCCGCCGACCACGACATCGCGGGCGCTGGACCAGGCCTTGGACCCGGCACCAAACGCTCGTCGTGGGAGCGGCCGGGACCACCTTCAGACACACGACGAAGCCCCTGCTCCGGTCCCCCCGGCGGGGGCTTCGTCGTGTCACAGGACGGACACACCGCCCACACACCCCCAGACCCGGCGCCACACTGAGCCCCTCAACACCGCACCCAAGGGGGGCCCATGGGATTCATGAACGACGCCAAGGCGAACGTCGCCGCCGACGCCGCACGCAAGGCCCGCGAGAAAGGGCAGCGCGTCCTCGTCTACAAGTTCATCGAGGCCAACCAGAGCAGCAAGTCCACCGCCCCCATGCAGGGCATGGCCGAGCAGATCGAGGCCGTCGAGGCCCACGGCTGGAGACTGGACCAGATGGCAGCCGCCGAAGGGAAGACCTTTACCGGCGAACGCGTCGCGCTGGTCTGTATCTTCCGCGCCGTCTGACCACACGCACCCAGGCCCGGCCCTCACCGAGAGGCCGGGCCTCTGCACGCCTGGGGGTGAGCATGGCCACCGACCGCAGCGAGCTCACCTCCTACGAGTGGCGCCAGCTCCGAGCCCGCACCCTCGCCGCATCCGACGTCTGCATCGTCTGCGGCCACGGCGCCGCCGACACCGCCGACCACGTCATCCCCGTCAGCAAAGGCGGCCCGCGCCTCGACCCCGACAACGTCGCACCCATCCACGGCGTGGCCGGCTGCCGCGTCTGTCTCCGCAAGTGCAACAGCGAGAAGGGCGACCGGCCGCTGTCCGAGGTCGTCCAACTGCGCACCTCGGTCGACTGGTTCGCCGGACCGTAGAGAGGACACCATGCCGAAGCTCAGCACCGAGCAGATCACCACGCACACGCTGACCCTCACCGATGCCGAGCTGGCCGAGTGGCGCGAGGCGGCACGGTGTGCCCTCGACCTTGGCGGTGACAAGGACGAGCACGCCGATACATGGCGCTCCATCTCCCGCCTCGGGCTGCCAGCCACGCGCGGCAGCCTCTCCGACCAGCTGGCCAACCGCGCCATCGTTGGCGACACCAGGGGAGGATGACATGGCCAAGCTGGTCGAAACCCCCTTCGGGCCCAGGGACGCCGTGGCTGCCTGGCTCCGCGCCAACGGCGTCGACCCAAGCGACGTGCCGATCGAGGGACCGATCACCATCACGCGGGACCGCATCCACTACGACGCCATGCTGTGCAACGGCACAGGCCACCGCTACGTGGCCCCAGGCACGGACGACGTGGCCACAGCGCCGAGGTGGGCCGTACTCAAGGTGGCGCCACCTGCAAACGTGCAGGTCACAGCCCTGGCCTGAGCGATCAAAACCCCAGGTCAGAGGCTTGATCCGGCTTAGATCGGCCGAGATTTTTAGGGAAGATCATCTTCTCAACCCCGCGCCCAGCTTTTATTTTTCTCCCCCCGGGCGGATGAGCCGGGGATGATCTTGGAGGGGGGCGCGATGGGCCCCGTCGAGGAGGCCGTCCGCAGCGACGTCGAGCAGCTCGGCGACCTGGCCGGCGTCGAACCGTCGCTGTCCGAGGTGGCGTTCGCGCTGGCCCGGTCGATCGATACGGCGACGTCCGGCGAGTGCCAGACCTGCGGGGAGGCGGTGGCCGGCCCCGAGGACCGGACGCTGCCTCAGTTGACCCGCGAGCTCCGGCTGACGCTCGCCCAGCTGCTGGAGGGGCGGGCCGCTGACGATGACGACGACCTCGGAGACCTGGGCTCCCCCGACTGAGTTCGCCGAGGACCTGCGGGAGCGGTACGGCCTGGAGTGCCCACCGCGCTGGGGCACGCCTCGCCACCCGGACCGGCTGTCGCTCGGACCGAAGTTGTGGAAGGTCATGGCCAAGCTCGGCGCCCCGCCGATGCCCTGGCAGAAGTACGTCAGCGATGTGGCCCTGGAGGTCGACCCGGACACCGGCCTGTTTGCGCACCGCGAGGTCGGCCTGTCCGTCTCCCGGCAGCAGGGCAAGACCGAGCTGACCCTCGGCGCGCAGGTCCACCGGGCAATGGCCTGGCCGCGGCAGAACATCGTGTACGCGGCGCAGACGCGTGGCATGGCGCGGCAGCGGTGGGAGGACGAGTTCTGGGAGAAGATCTCCAGCTCGGACCTGGCCCGGTACGCGCGGATCCGGAAGAGCAACGGCAACGAGGCCATCCTCTTCCCGGGCAAGCGCTCGCGGATGGGCATCACCGCGAACACGGAGAAGGCAGGCCACGGCCCGCCGCTGGATCTCGGGTTCATCGACGAAGCTTTCGCGCACGAGGACGACCGCCTGGAGCAGGCTTTCTCCCCGGCCATGCTGACCAGGAAGATGGCTCAGCTGTGGTGGGCGTCGGCGGGTGGCACGACGAAGAGCGTGTGGCTGAACAAGAAGCGGGACAAGGGCCGCGAGTTGATCGAGGCCCTGTTCGCCGCGCTCGCCGAGGACGCCGCCGCGGTCCGCCCGCGTGCCTGCTACTTCGAGTGGTTCGCCCCTGAGGAGATGAACCGGGCGGACCCTGCGACGTGGCGGGCCACGCTGCCCGCTCTCGGCTTCACGGTGACGGAGGAGGTCATCGCTGCTGAGCTGGAGAAGATGGATCCGGCCGAGTTCGACCGGGCCTACCTGAACCGCACGCGGAAGCCAACGCCCCCGAGCGACCCGAACGTGCCGAAAGCGGCATGGCCCGGTCTGGTCGATGCGGGCAGCAAGGCAGGCGCGGACGTGGCGTTTGCCATCGACGTGTCGCAGGACCGGAAGCGGGCGGCGATCGCCGCAGCCTGCCGCCGGCCGGACGGCAAGGTGCACCTGGAGGTCGTGGCGTACAGGCCCGGTACGGACTGGGTGGTGCCCGCGATGACGCGTCTCCACAGCCTGTGGAAACCGGTGGCCGTGGCGGTCGCCGCGTCCGGGGCGCCGGCCAGTTCGCTCATCGACGACCTGGTGGCCGCGGGCATCGACGTGCCCGAGGACAAGGAACACCCGGAGCGCGGCGACCTGGCGGTGATGCGCTCCGGCGATGTAATCGAGGCCTGCGGGCAGATGGCGGACGCCATGAACCAGGGCACCGTCCGGCACCTCGACCAAGTCCCGCTGACGGCCGCCGTGAACGGTGCACGGACGCGTCGCAACGGCGACGCCTGGACGCTGGATCGGACCAGCTCACTGACCGAGGCCAGCCCCTTCGTCGCGGCGACGTTCGCGCGCTGGGCGCTGGTCATCCGGGGGCCGCACGTCCTCGAGGACTACGACCCACTCGATTCGATCTACTGAAGGGGGGCCGCAGTGCGCGAGCGGACGACCACCGTCCTCGACGCCGCAGGCCTGCTGCTCGTGGCGGCCGGCGCGGGCGCGGGCGCGTACCGGTGGCTGGGGTGGGCGGCAGTCGCCGTGAGCGGCGCCGTGGTCCTCGCCGGGTCCTGGCTGGCCGACAGGAAGGGGCAGACGTGAGCCTCTTCCGACGCCGCGATGCCCCAGGGCAGACAGCATCCGAGACGATCCCGGCACGGCCCGGCACGGGCGGTGGGGCAGCGGTCGTCACCAACGAGACGGCGCTGCGGCACTCGGCGGTCTGGGCGTGCCTGCGGCTGCGCGCCAACCTGATCAGCACCATGCCGGTGGACCTGTACCGCAAGGTGGACGGGATCCAGGTCGAGGTGCCGAAGCCCGCCGTCCTCGTCACGCCGGGCGGCGACGAGGTCGAGATGCCGGAGTGGATGTACTCCAGCCAGTTCGACCTCGACCGGTCCGGGAACAGCGTGGGCCTGATCACTGCCCGCGACGGGCTCGGCCTTCCGGCCCGCATTGAGCTGGTGCCCAGCAGCGACGTGTCCGTGCGGGTGCGCAAGGGCAAGAAGACGTACCGGATCGCGGGCACCATCTACGAGCCGAACGAGGTGTGGCACGAGAAGCAGTACACCGTGCCAGGCCTTCCGGTCGGTCTGTCCCCGGTGGCGTATGCGGCGTGGTCGATCAGCGAATACCTGTCCATCCAGCAGTTCGCCATGGACTGGTTCCGCAACGGGGCCATCCCCTCGGCGCACCTGAAGAACACGGCGAAGACGATCACGCCGGACGTGGCCGACGCGACGAAGCAGCGCTTCAAAGCCGCGGTCCAGGGCCGCGATCTGTTCGTCACCGGGAACGACTGGGACTACGAGATGATCCAGGCCGAGCAGGCGGGCGCGGACTGGATCGCCGCGAAGTCCTTCGGCATCGGCGACATCGCCCGGTTCTTCGACTGCCCGTCCGACCTGATCGATGCGTCGGTGTCGGGCAGCTCGGTGACCTACGCCAACATGACGCAGAGGAACTTGCAGTTCCTCGTCATGTCGTTGGGGCCGGCCGTGAGCCGCCGAGAGAACGCGCTGAGCCGCCTGTCCTCCCGGCCTCGGTTCGTGAAGCTGAACCGCAACGCGCTGCTGGCCATGGACCCGCAGACGCAGGCCGCTGTCCTCAAGACGCGCATCGACTCCCGGACGCTGACGCCGTCCGAGGCCCGCGCCTTCTACGACCAGTCGCCGCTGACCGAGGACCAGAAGGCCGAGTTCGACCGGCTGTTCGGCAAGGGCACGCAGCCGACGCCCACCACCGCGACCCCGCAAGCAGGAGGAGTTCCCTCATGACCATGGCGATCCTGCGGCAGCAGGCTGCCCAGGCCCGCGCCGGTGCGGCGGGCTCTACCTCGATGTCCATCCCTCGGGACCGGCCCGAGTCCCCGGAGATCCGGTTCACCTCGCAGCTGCGCGCGAAGAAGGTGCAGCGCGACGACGGCATGGACTGGTACCAGGTCGAGGGCTACGCCAGCGCGTTCGAGCAGGGCTACGAGATGTGGGACATGTTCGGGCCCTACACCGAGATCGTCTCCAAGGGCGCCGCGGACAAGACCCTGGCCGCGGACCCTGAGGTCGTCTTCCGGTTCAACCACGCCGGGACCCCGATGGCCTCGACCAGGAACACCCGCCTCGAACTGTGGGCGGACGACCAGGGTCTCGGACAGCGCGCGTGGCTGAACCCGAAGCGGTCGGACGTGCAGCTGCTCGTCCAGGCCATCGAGGACCAGGACGTGCGCGAGCAGTCGTTCATGTTCCGCATCACCTCGGGCCAGTGGTCCCCGGACTACACCGAGTACCGCATCGCCGAGTTCGACCTCGAACGCGGCGACGTCGGCCCCGTCACCTACGGCGCGAACCCCCACACCTCCGTGGCGGCCCGCTCCGGGGAGTTCCTCGACCTCATCCCCAACTTGCCCGCGCTGGTCGCACGGGAGGCCTACGCCCGCCTCGCCCAGCGCTCCGACCTCACCACCGTGCCCGCCGCCGTACCCGCGCCGCAGATGCCGGCGCCTGTACGCGCGCCGGCACCGGCCGCCGCAGGGCGGTCGATCTCCATGCTCCGCACTCAGCTCCTGGTCGACGCCAGCGAGGACTGAGCACCAGACACAGCGCGCTGTCCGGCAGACGCCCGGAAGCTCCGCCCTGTGCCGCCCGGCAGATGACCCGGGTGGGCCGTGGCCCCGCTGTTGCTGCACCCACCACACCCCATCTGCACGGAGGGATCACACCCATGCCCGGAACCATCGACGACCTGATCGCAAGCATCGAGGTCGAGCTGGAGGCCGCACAGAAGCGGCTCAAGAAGTGCGGCGCGGAGGTCCAGCTCATCCTGGACAAGGCGCAGCAGGACGGCCGCTCGAACCTCAGCGCGGAGGAAGACCAGCGGGTGGCCGAGCTGTTCGCCGCGCGCGACCAGGCCCGCTCCGACATCACCGGCATCGAGAACAAGCTGGCGACCACGAACAAGCTCAAGGTCGAGGAGCAGGAGCGGGAGGCCCAGCAGAAGCAGGTCCGGGACACCCAGACCCGCAAGCCGTCCTACGACCAGGTCGCCCGCGTCGGCCAGGAGGAGCGGACCTACCGCAAGGACCAGGACCCGCACGGCAAGGGCTTCCTGATGGACGTCTCCCGGCAGTTCCTCTACCAGGACGTCGAGGCCTCCCACCGGCTCGCGCAGCACATGCGCGAGGAGAGGGTCGAGCGCGCCGAGTACATGAAGCGTGCGGTCGGCACGGGGGCGTTCGCGGGGCTGACGGTCCCGCAGTACCTCACCGACCTGTACGCCCCGGCCACGGCGAACCTGCGGCCGTTCGCGGACGCCTGCAACCGGCACGACCTGCCGGACTCGGGGATGTCCGTCAACATCAGCCGCATCACCACCGGGTCCAGCGCCGCGCTCCAGGCGTCCGAGAACGCGGGCGTCTCCGAGACCGACATGGACGACACCCTGCTGACCGTGCCGGTGCAGACCGCGGCCGGCCAGCAGACCGTGTCCCGCCAGGCGATCGACCGCGGCACGGGCATCGAGGACGTCACGATGCAGGACCTGTTCAACCGGGTCGCCACCGTCGTCGACTCGACCCTCATCAACCAGGCGACGACCGGCCTGTCCGCGATCGCACAGGCGAACGCGTACACCGACGCCTCGCCGACAGGTGCCGAGTTGTACCCGAAGATCCTGGGTGCGGCCGCCGGGGTCGAGGCGAACCTCCTGGCCATGGGCCGCCCGTCCCACGCGATCATGCACTCGCGGCGCTGGTACTGGCTGTCGAGCCAGATGCAGTCGGTGTGGCCGATGATCAACTGGTCGAACCTGCCGGTGCAGGCCGCGGGCCAGGCCAACGCGGCCAGCTCCTACAACTCCGGTCCTCGCGGTGTCCTGCCGTGCGGCCTGGAGGTCATCGTCGACAACAACATCCCCACCGGCCTCGGTGGCGGCACGAACGAAGACGAGCTGTACGTCGTGCCCCAGTCGGAGTGCCACCTGTGGGAGGACCCCAACGCGCCGATGTTCATCCGCGCGGAGCAGGCCAAGGCCGCCAGCCTCGGCGTGCTGCTGGTCGCCTACTCGTACTTCGCCTACACCTTCGGCCGGTACACCAACGGCATGCAGAAGGTCGGCGGCACGGGCATGGCGCAGCCCACGTTCTGACCCTGTCGCTGGGGCCCGGCCACCGCCGGGCCCCAGCGCCGTCATGCACCGGAAGGGATGAGTCGTGGGACTCAGGAACGTACAGGCCGACACCGCGCTGCCTTCCACCGCGCGGACCGCCGGCACCTACACCAGCGGTCCGGTGGCCGCGGCGGGCGGCGCCGCCGACGTGCTGCTGTCCGTGCACGTCACGGCCGTGTCCGGCTCGCCGACGCTCGACGCTTCGCTGGAGGAGTCGGCCGACGGCACCAGCTGGTCGGCCGTCCCCGGCAGCAGCATCACGCAGCTGACAGCCGCCGGCAACCGGCTCGCCTACGCCGCGGTCACGAAGAACTACGTCCGCGTCACGTCCGCCGTCGCAGGCACCACGCCGAGCGTCACGTACCGGGCGGCCGTCTGGATCCGCCCCGAGTAGCAGGAGGAACCGCACCATGGCACGAGACGAAAACATGATCGCCGCGCTCAAGAGGGAGCGCGCCACCTACGTGGCCGCAGGCGACGAGGACCGCGTCCGGCAGGTCGACGAGTCCCTCGCGCACTACGGCTACGAGCCGCAGGCGTCCGAGGACGACGGGCCGCAGGGGCGCACGCAGGCACCGCGACAGACGGCCGACCGGGGGAGGACCGCGGCCAAGAAGGCTGCCGAAAAGAAGGCTGCCCCGGCCGCCCCGCCGGCGCCGCCCGCCCCGGCCGGGGACCAGCCGCAGTCGCCGACGACTGAGTGATGCGCGGTGGCCCACGAGTACGGCAGCCTGGCCGCGCTGCGCAAGCGGGTCGGTGCGGAGGACTCGGACACCAGCCGCGACGACGAACTGACCAGCGCCCTGGCCGCGGCGTCGCGTGGTATCGAGCGGGCGACAGGGCGCCGGTTCTGGCTGGACGACGAACCGGTGGCACGCGTCTTCCGGACGGCCGGGCGGGTGGCGTGCGGACCGGACGGCGATCTGCTCCTGGTCGACGACATCGGCGACGTCGACGACCTGGTGGTGGAAACGGGCGCGCCAGGTTCGTGGTCGGTCCTCGCCGGGTGGGAGACGCAGCCGGACAACGCGCTGCTCGACGGGCGCCCCGTCACGGGGCTGCTGAGGCCCGGGGGCTGGGGGACCGCACGGGTCCGGATCACCGTGCGGTGGGGGTGGCCGGCCGAGCCCGACGAGATCGGCGAGGCGAGCCTGATCCAGGCCACCCGCCTGTACAAGCGCAAGGACTCCCCGGAGGGCATCATCGGCTCGGCTGAGTGGGGCGTGCGCAACCTGTCCCGCCGTGACCCGGACGTGTGGGCGCTGATCGAGCCGTTCATCCTGCCTGGCTTCGGATAGGGGGCACCATGCAAATCTCTCCCATCCGGGACGCCATCGCCGACGCGGCCCGCGCGGTCGTCCTGCCCGACGGCATCGCGAAGCTGACGTGCACCGGCTACGTGCCTGACAGCATCAACGCCCCGCACTTCTTCGTCGCCGAGTACGAGCAGGAGTACGACAAGGCCATGGCCCGCGGCCTGGATGAACTCACCTTCACCAGCCGCGTCCTGGTCTCCCGCACCGACGACCGGTTCGCCCAGCGCGTCCTCGACGGGATGCTGTCCGGCTCCGGTCCGGCCTCCCTGAAAGAGGTCATCGAGGTGGCCCGCGGCGGCCCCGGCGAGTACGCGCTCGGCGGACTCGCCCACGACCTGCACGTGACCCGCGTGCAGGGCTACCGCTGGTACGAGCACGCGGGCGCCACCTACGTCGGCGCCGAACTCACCATCCAGGTCATCGGAGAAGGGAGTACCTGATGAAGATCCGCATGCTGGTCGACATGCCCGAGGGCGCCTCGCGCAACGGCCAGCCGTGGCCGGCCAAGGGCGAGGACGCCGACCTGCCCACCGCCGACGCTGCACACCTGGTCGCGTCCGGTGTCGCCGAGGAAATCACCGACACCGAGGACGCCGAGCAGGCGCCGGCCGAGCCGCGTCGCTCTCGCCGCAAGCCGACGGGCGGGGAGGAGTGACGTGGGCAAGACGATCCTGACCAACGTCCGCGCGTTCGCCGTCGGCGCTGACCTGACCAGCAATGCGAACAAGGTCGAGCTGTCCGCGGAGGTCGAGGACAAGGACGCCACGAACTACGGCAGCCAGGGCTGGAAGGAAGTCATGGGCGGGCTGGCCTCGGCGGAGCTGTCCGCCGAGGGGCAGTGGGAAGCCTTCGACCCGTCGAAGGTCGATGACGCGTCCTGGTCCCAGCTCGGTGGCGTCGGCCCCTGGTCGGTGAGCGCGAACAACGCCGCGAACGTCGGTGACCTGGCGTACTTCATGGGGGCCCTGCGCTCGGACTACAAGCTGTTCGACGCGGTGGGCGAGATCGCCCCCTGGTCCGGGACGGCCAAGAGCAACTGGCCGCTGGTGCGTGGACAGTTCGCCCACCCGCCCGGCACCGCCCGGACCGCGACCGGTACGGGCACCGGCCTCAACCTCGGCGCCGTCGCCCTGGGCAAGCGGATGTACGCCTCGCTGCACGTCCTGTCCGCAGCGGGCACCACGCCGAGCCTGACGGCCCGCATCGAGTCCAGCGTGGACAACACGTTCGCCTCGCCCACCACCAGGCTCACATTCACCGCGGCCACCGCTTCGGGCGGGCAGATCCTGCGCACCGCCGGGACCGCCATCACGGACACGTGGTGGCGCGTCGCCTGGACGATCTCCGGCACCACGCCGTCGTTCCTGTTCGTGTCCGCGCTCGGCGTCCTGTAGCCGCTCCTCCACCCCTGTCGTACCGGCCCTGCTCGGGCCTGTCGCCACGCCCTGAAAGGGGGCCCGTCATGCCCAAGATGGTCTTGCTCGCCCAGTACCTGTCCATCAACGCGAACGTCCTGAACACCTTCACCAAGAAGGCCGAGATCAGCGTCGAGGTCGAGGACAAGGACGTCACGAACTACGCCTCGCTCGGCTGGAAGGAAGTCATCGGCGGACTCAAGTCCGGCGAGCTGGCCTGCGAGTTCCTCCAGGACTTTGCCGCATCTCAGCTCGACTCGATCATGTGGCCGCTGCTCGGCACGGTCGTGCCGTTCGAGGTCCGCGGCGACCAGGGGGCCGCGAGCGCGACCAACCCGAAGTACACCGGCAACATCTTGATCAAGGGGTGGAACCCGCTGGAGGGCAGCGTCGGTGACGAGGCCACCGTGGGGCTGACGTTCCCCACCTCGGGGGCCGTGACGAGGGCGATCAGCTGATGGCCGGCGGGCCCCCGTTCTCGCTCGGTGTCGAGACGCACGCGGGGCTCGCCGCCCTGACCCGCGCCATCCGCGCCGAGGAGGACGGCAAGCAGCTGCGCAAGGAGCTCGCGGCCGGTATGCGCGAGGCCCTCAAGCCCGGCGCCAATGAGGCCAAGGGCAGCATCATGTCGATGTCCTCGGCGGGCCTGCCCACCTCGCCCGCTCTGCGCTCGGCGGTCGCCCGGAAGATCCGGCCGGAGGTCAAGCTCGGCGGACGCTGGAGCGGGGCGAGGGTGAAGGCGTTCAAAACCAAAAACGTCCGCGGCTTCCCCAACGCCCCGAAGCGGCTGAACCGTGCGGGCGGCTGGCGCCACCCGGTCTACGGCAACCGCGAGGTGTGGGTACAGCAGCGCGGAAAGGTCGACTGGTTCGACCGCGCATTCCAGGGGCGCGAGGGCGCCTACAAGTCCGGCGTCGAACAGGCGATGGAGAACATGGCTCGGCGCATCGCCGACCGGGCCCGATAGGAGCAGTCGATGTACCTGGTCTACAGCCCCGAGGGCAGCGAAGAGCCGAAGCGCTGGAAGTACAACCCGCGCAAGATCATGAGTGCGGAGCGCGAGTGGGTCGAGCGCCGCACCGAGCGGAACTGGTCGGAGTTCACGAAGGACGTCGTGCAGGGCAGCAGCCTCTGCCGGCGGGCACTGCTGTACGTCTTCCTCAAGCGCGAGCACCCCACCGTGAAGTGGGACGACGTCGACTTCGCCTGGGACGAACTCACCCTGGAGTACAGCAAGGGCGAGCTGATCGAGATCCGGAAGACGGCCTCCGAGACGGCGCCGGCCGACCAGCGGGACGCTGTCCTGGAGAAGCTCGACGGCGAGATCGCCGAGGCCTTCGAGGACCCGGACGACAAGGGAAAAGCCCAGCTGCCCGTCGCCGACTAGAGCGCCTGGGCGACGCCGCGCACCTGCTGCACATGAGGCCCCGTGACTGGGACGGCTGCACGGTCGAAGAAACCGATCTGCTCCTCGACTGGCTGGACGCCTACGAAGAAGCGCAGCGCAAGGCCAAGGAAGAACTGAAGAAGTCGTGACACGGGGCTGACGCCCCCTCGATGAAGGGGGGCGTCAGTGAGCGACACCTCGCTTGTGTTCAACCTGGTAGCCCGGGACCGGACCGGGGAAACCCTCAGCGGAGTCCGCGAGAAGTTCGACTCGCTCGCCGAGGGAATCGGCGTGGGCGCGGGCGCGGCCCTCGGCGCGAGCATCGTCGAGGGCATCAACCTCCAGGAGGCCAACTCCAAGCTGGCCGCCCAGCTCGGCCTGACGAAGTCCGAATCCGGTCGCGTCGGCACGGCCGCGGGCCACGTGTATGCGGACGCCTACGGCGAGTCGATGGAAGAGGTCAACACCGCAGTCGGCTCGGTGATGTCCTCCATCAAGGGGATGAGCAACGCCTCCAGCGCCGACCTGCAGACCGCCACCGAGTCCGCCCTGAACTTCGCGAAGACCTTCGATGTCGAGGTCGACCGCGCAGTGCAGACCGCGGGCACGCTGATGAACTCGGGCCTGGCGAAGAACTCGACCGAGGCCTTCGACCTGATCACCGCCGCATCGCAGCGGGTACCGGCGTCGCTGCGGGAGGACGTGCTCGACGCCTCCGACGAGTACTCGCAGTTCTTCAACACCCTCGGCTACAGCGGCGAGCAGGCGTTCTCCTTGCTCGTCGACGGGAGCAAGAAGGGCACGTTCGGCATCGACAAGATGGGCGATGCCGTCAAGGAGTTCACCGTCCTGGGCACGGACATGTCGACCAACTCGCAGGCCGCCTACAAGGCCATCGGCCTGGACGCGAAGAAGATGTCCAACGCGCTCCTGGCTGGCGGCACCACTGCGCAGGGCGCAACCCAGAAGGTCATCAACGGACTGCTCGGGATCAAGGATCCCTCGAAGCAGGCGAGCGCGGCGATCTCCCTCTTCGGTACGCCCTTGGAGGACCTGAACGTCAAGGACATCCCAGCGTTCCTCACCAGCCTCAAGGGTGGCTCGGGCGCCATGGACGGCTTCGGCGGAGCGGCCAAAAGATCCGGCGATGCCCTGCGGGACAACGCCTCCGTGGAGGTCGAGAAGTTCAAACGCAAGGCGCTCAGCGCGGCCACCCAGGTCGGCGGGAAGTTCGCCCAGTTCGCCATGGACAACAAGGCCGTGTTCGAGCCGCTGGCCTACACGCTGATGGGGCTGGCCGGCACCGTGCTGGTCGTCAAGGGCGCGATGCTCACCTACTCGACGATCTCCGCCGTGGTCTCCGGCGCCAACGCGATCATCTCCAGTTCGGCGTGGGGCGTGACGGGCGCGTGGCTGCGGATGATGGGCATCGGCCTCATGGCCTACCTGCGTATCGCCGCCGGTGCCGTGACCTCGGCACTGACCACCGCGGCCGCGTGGACCGGGTCCGCGCTGGTGTCGATCGGCACCTGGATCCTGGCCGTCATCCGGGCCGGGGCGGTGGCAGCCGGGCAGTTCCTGCTGATGGCCGCACGCGCCATCGCGTGGGCCACCGTCATGGCCGCACAGTGGCTGATCGCCATGGGGCCGATCGGCTGGACGATCGCGGCCATCATCGGCCTGGTCATCCTGATCGTCGCCAACTGGGACACGATCAAGAAGTACACGGGCATCGCCTGGAACTGGGTCTGGAGCAAAGTCCAGGCGGCGACGCGCGGGGTCATGGCCGCCGTCGGGTGGCTCGGCCGGCTGCCCGGTCAGGTGGCCGGGTACTTCGGCCGGCTCAAGGACGCCGCGGTTTCACGGGCCGTCGCCCTGGTGACGTGGATGCGGGGCCTGCCGGGCCGGATCACCAGGGGACTCGGCAACCTCGGATCGATGCTCATCGGCAAGGGGCGCAACATCGTCGAGGGTCTGTGGTCGGGCATCCGGGGGATGGGCGGATGGATCAAGTCCAAGCTCATCGGCTGGGCGAAGTCGATGATCCCGGGGCCGATCGCGAAGGCCCTCGGCATCAACTCGCCCTCCAAGGTGACCACCGCGCAAGGCCGCTGGATCGCCCGTGGTCTGGTCGACGGGATGACCGGCTCGACCAAGCAGGTGCGGGCCGCCTCGACGAAGCTGGCGGACATCGTCCGCGACGCGCTCGCCCCGGGCAGGAAGCGCTCGAAGGCGCTGGGCACGATCTCGTCGGGCACGGGGCAGCTGGTGAAGCTGGCGAACCGGGAGGCGAGCCTCGCCTCCCGCCTGAAGGTCGCGAACAAGTCGCTGGCCGGCCTGATCACGGCCCGCGACAAGCTGGCCGCCGACGTCCGCAAGGGCGTGCTGGACGCGGCGAACATCACCGCGAACAGCGGAGAGGGGCAGACCACCGCCGCGTCGATCCTGACCAACCTCACCGACCGCCTGGCCGCCGCGCAGAAGTTCGCCACTGACCTGGCCGCGCTGCGCAAGAAGGGCGTTCGCGGCGACCTCGTGACGCAGATCGCGCAGGCCGGGGTCGAGCAGGGCAGCGCCGCAGCGAACGCGCTCGCCAACGCGGACAAGCTGACGATCAAGCAGATCAACTCCACCCAGGCGAGCCTGACCACGGCCGCCGGGCAGGCCGGCTCGGTGGCCGGACAGGCGATGTACGGGGCAGGAATCCAGGCCGCCCAGGGCATCGTCAAGGGGCTGAAGTCCCAGCAGTCCGCCATCGAGCGGCAGATGCTCACGATCGCCAAGGGCATGTCCAAGGCGATCAAGAAGGCCCTGGGTATCCGGTCGCCCTCGACGCTGATGGCCGACGAGGTGGGGCGCTGGATCCCGCCTGGCGTGGTCTCCGGCATGAAGCAGACCACGCCCCTGCTCGACCGGGCGATCAGCACGATGGTCCGCCCCGAGCTGGCCGCGCCGACCCGGCCGCTGACCGCCACCGGCATGGCCCCGCTCATGGGCGCACAGGCCGGGGGCGGTCTCCTCCGCGTCGTCGTCGACACCACCGGCGCGGACGGCGACATGAAGAAGCTGTTCCGCAAGCTCGTCCGGGTCGACGGCCGCGGCAACGTCACAGTCCTCACCGGCTAGGAAGGAGAACCGCTGTGGTGTTCCCGCAGACTCCCCTCGACACCCGTATCAAACTCCAGGTCGGCGGGGTGTGGACGGACATCACCTCGGACGTCTACACCGCCGACCGCATCACCATCGAGCGCGGCCGGCCGGACGAGGCGCAGCGCACGGACCCGGGCAAGGCGACGCTGGTCTTCAACAACCGGCTGGGGAAGTACAGCCCCGGCAATCCGCTGTCGCCGTACTACGGGCAGATCGGGCGTAACACCCCGGTGCGGATCGACGTCATGACCGGCACGTCGTACCTCGACGTGCCGGCGGGCGCGAGCGACCGGGCCAGTACACCGGACGCGGTCCCGCTCGACATCACCGGCGACATCGACGTCCGGGTGGAAGTGCGCCTCGACGACTGGCAGTCGCAGACCGCAGCCCAGGAACTGATCGGGAAGTGGGGGGAGGCGACCAACCAGCGGTCGTGGGTCGTGTTCGTCTTCCAGCGCGAGCTGTGGCTGTACACGAGCGTCGACGGAACGGCCGAGCACCAGAGCCGCTCGGGTACGAAGCTGACCGTGCCGTCCTCGGGGCGGCTCGCCCTGCGCTGCACCCTCGACGTCAACGACGGAGCGGGCGGCAAGGTCAACGCCTTCTACACCGCGCCGACCCTGGACGGCCCCTGGACGCTGCTCGCCACCAGCACGGTGAGCGGCACCACGGCCATCTTCAACTCGACGGCGTCCCTCGACATCGGAGCCGTCGGCACCGCCCGCTTCACCACGATGTCCGGGCAGGTCTACCGGGCCGAGGTCCGCAACGGCCTGGGCGGCACCGTCGTCGCCAACCCGGACTTCCGGCCGCAGACCGCCGGGGCAACCTCGTTCGCGGACAGCGCCGGCCGCACGTGGACGCTGGGCGGATCCGCGGCCCTGACCAACCGGCGCACCCGCTTCATCGGAGAGATCTCCAGCTGGCCGTCCCGCTGGGACGTATCCGGCAGGGACATCCGCGTACCGATCGAGGCCGCCGGTGTCCTGCGCCGCTACGGCCAGGGGCAGAAGTCGTTCGACTCCACGCTGCGCCGCCGCATCCCCTCCTACAACCCGGCCGCATACTGGCCGTTCGAGGAGGACCAGGGCGCCACCCAGGCATACAGCCCCATCGCGGGCGTGCGCCCGATGAAGGTGTCCGGCGTGACGTTCGCGTCCGACGACACCCTTGGCGGAGCGACCGCCATGCCCGCCTGGGATGCGGGCGCCGAGGGCCGCGGCACTCTGCCGACGATGACGGCGGGGGCCTGGCACCTCGAATGCGTGATGCGCCTCGACACCATGCCGGCCTCCCTCAACACGCTGTTCGAGGTGGCCACCACGGGCACCGCCAAGAAGTACACCGTGCGCCTGCAGACGAACAACGTGCAGGTCGCCGCACTCGACGACGACGGCAACGTGCTGTCCCTCATCAACAGCACCGCGCCCGTGTTCACCGGCCGGTGGAACCGCTTCCAGCTGTGGGCCAAGCAGGTCGGCGGCAACGTGGAGATGCACGTCGCATGGATCAGCGTGGGCTCCACCGGCCTGTCCGTGACCAACACCTACGCCGGTACCGAGGGACGCCCCACCAGCGTGCGCGTCATGGGCGTCCCCACCAACCTGCGCCTCGGACACCTGGCGGTCTTCCCGACGACGAACGTCGCAGCGTTCACCGCGGCCGACGACGGGTTCGCCGGGGAGACCACCGGAGACCGGCTCCTGCGCCTGTCGACGGAAGAGGGCAAGCCCATCGCCGTGTACGGCGAGACGCCCGCCGAGGAGCTGCTCGGCGCGCAGAAGCCGCAGACGTTCATGGACCTCATCGAGGAGGCCGCCGACGTCGACGGCGGGATCCTCTACGAGCGGCGGGACTTCGTGGGCCTGGCCTACCGGGACCGGATCTCGATGTACAACCAGCGGCCCGCCCTGGCCCTGGACTACACCGCGCCGGGGCACATCGCCCCGCCGCTCGAACCCATCGACGACGACCAGCAGGTACGCAACGACGTCACCGTGACGCGCACCGCCGGCTCGTCCGCGCGCGCCGTCCTTGAGACTGGCGCCCTGTCCATCCAGGCCCCGCCGAACGGGGTCGGCGTCTACGACGAGTCCCTCACCCTCAACCTGTACAACGACGACCAGCCCACCGCGCACGCCGGATGGAGGCTGCGGCTGGGCACGATCGACGAGCCCCGCTACCCGGTGGTCAACCTCGACCTCGCCGCGGCGCCGGGCCTGGCCGAGGCCGTCACGCAGCTCGACTGCGGCGACCGGGTCACCATCGCCAATCCGCCGCCCTGGCTTCCGCCAGGCATGATCGACCTGATCGTGCAGGGCTACCAGGAGACGATCGGCCACCCCAACCACTGGAACTTCACGCTCAACTGCACGCCGGCCGCGCCATGGAACGTCGCCTGGCTGGGCGAAGCCACCACCGTGCGGGACCCGCGCGAGTTCCAGTGGATCGACGGAGACTTCAGCCAGCTCGCCACCGCGCTCACGGACAGCGCCGCCACGGTGCCGCTGCTGACGACGTCCGGCCCGGTCTGGTCGGGCGCCGTGAGCGACACGCCCTGGGACTGGCGGGTGTCCGGCGAGGTCATGACCGTGACCGCGCCCGGGTCGCTGCTCAACAGCAACCCGTTCTTCAATGCCGACGCGTCCGGGTGGACTGCGGCTGGGTGTGCGATCGGCAGGTCCACCGCCGTCGTCATGCCGCATCCGCGGGCCGTGGCTTCGCTGCTCGTCACGCCGGACGGGGTCACCGCGGCGGGCGGCGCCAGCTGCACCGCCACGGCGGTCGGCACCATCAACCCGGCCGGGTCCTACGTCGCCTCGATGTGGGTCTACTCCCCCGGCGGGCACGCCGACCTGCGGCCGTGCGTCGACTGGTACGACGCAGCCGGGACGTTCCTCAGCACGAGCCTCGGCTCCGGCACGGTCGTCGCCGCCGGGGTGTGGACGTACATCGAGCAGACGCTGACCGCGCCGGCGAACGCGTCGCGGGCGAGCGCCAAGGCGCGGCACGCCGGGACGCCGGCCGCGTCCGCCGTCTACTACGTGTGGGGGGTGAGGGTCACACGCACCAAGGCCAGCTGGCTGTACGACCAGACCGCCCGGTCCGTGTCGAGCGGCTGGGGGAACACCGACTCCGGGCAGACCTGGCAACGCTTTGGGGGCACGGCCAGCGACTTCAACGTGGGCAGCGGCTACGCCTCGCAGATCCTGTCGACGCTCGACGTCTCCCGGCGGACCGCGGTCGACGCGATCCACCCGGACGCCGACATCTACTGCGATCTGACGACCAGCGCTCTGGCCACCGGCGACAGCCTGTACGGGGCGATCTGCGCGCGGATGCTCGACAGCGGCAACATGTATCTGGCCCGCGTCGAGTTCACGACCAGCAACACCGTCATCCTCGCGGTCCGCAAGATCGTCGCCGACGTGCAGACGACGATCGGCACGTTCACCCTGCCCCGGCTCACGCACGCCGCCGGGCAGTGGGTGAGCTTCCGCTTCCAGCTCCAGGGCACCGCGCTGCGGGCCAAGGGCTGGCTGGCCGGGACCATCGAGCCCGGCTCCTGGCAGATCGACGTCACGGACTCGGCGATCACGGCCGCGAACCAGATCGGTACCAGGTCGATCCGGTCCGCCACCAGCAGCAACGCGGCCACAGTCGAGGTCCGCTACCGCGCCTTCGACGTGATCAACCCGCAGGTCTACCCCGTCGCCCGCTCCGCGAACGGCATCGTCAAGGCACAGGCTCTGGCCGCACCGGCCAGCCTGGCCACGCCCAGCTACGTCGCCCTGTAGGAGGCACTCATGGTTCTCTACCGGCCCGGCCAACGCCTGACCGATGTGCGGCTGCAGGCGGGCAGCCCGACCGACATCGCCAGCTACACGCCGATCGTCACCAACGGCGGCACGGCCGTCTTCAACATCCAGACCGGGTTCTACTCGATCACCGACATCTGGGTCGACGTCATCGTCTACCTGTCGGTGGGCACGGCCGGTAGCGGCAGCGGCATCGTCATGGTCGACATGCCCACCGCCGTCGACCGCACCATCCGCCAGGCCCTCACGGTCCACGGCGAGACCGTCGGCGTCAACGGCAACGGCGCCAGCACCGGCGGCACGATCCGCGGCGGGGAATGCGCCTTCTTCACCGGCGGATCCGGGGCCCGCTCCGACCGCATCCGCATCGACGACAGCGACGGCGACGGCGAGAACAACCTTCTCGGCGTCGACTTCAAGCTCGGCGGCCTGCTCACCATCCAGGGCCGATACCGCCGAGCCTGACCCCCCACACCTCCCGCCCCGCGCCCTCTGGCCGGGGCTTTTCTCATGCCCGGAAGGGGACTCGATGTCCGATCCCATGACCCCCGCGCAGTGGCGCGCCGCGCTCAAGGCCGAGGGCGTCCGCTTCACCGAGCACGACGGCTGGACAACCAGCGGCCGCGACGCCGCCACGGGCAAGGTCTTCGGCCCGGTCCACGGCGTCCTCAACCACCACACGGCCGGGAGTAACAGCCTGCGTGCCGTCGCCGTGGACGGCGCGCCCAGCCTGCCCGCGCCCCTCGCCCACACGTTCCTGCCCAAGTCGGGCATCGCAGTCCTGGTGTCCTGCCACCGCGCCAACCACGCGGGCCTGGCCGCCGCGAACGTGATCGCCGCGCTCACCGCCGAGAAGACCCTGCCCAAGCAGGACAAGTCCTCGACCGTCGACGGCAACGACTGCCTCTACGGAGTCGAGACCGAGAACCTCGGCAACGGCACCGACACCTACACCCGCGCCCAGTACGACGCGTGGGTCCGGTGGAACGCCGCGATCTGCCGCCACCACGCCTGGGGTGCGGGCTCGGTCGCCGGCCACCTGGAGACCAGCGTCGAGGGGAAGATCGACCCGAAGGGCCCCGTCGAGGGCTACGGCACGCGCGGCCGGTTCGTCTTCAGCATGGGCCAGCTGCGCGCCGACGTCGCCGAGCGGCTCAAGCACCCCGCGTCCTGGTCGCCGCCGACCACCACCACTCCTCCGCCGGCCCCGAAGCCGACCACGGAGGAACGTCTCTCCGCTCTGGAGACGACCGTCACCGCGCAGGGCAAGCGCATCGCTGCCCTCGAATCGAAGTGAGGACCTCATGAGGATCGCCAGCATCGCCAAGTCGCTGCTCGCCGGTCTCGCGGCCGGATCCGCGGCCGCCGTCACCGCCGTGCAGGACAACGTCCTCACCACCGGGGAGGGCGTCACCATCGTCCTCGCTGTCCTCGGCGCGTGGGGCATCACCTACGCGGTCCCGAACCGCAAGACCCCGGGCGCCTGATGGGCACCCCGGTCCCGGACCCGGGCGTCTTCATCAGCAGCGGCCAGATGTACCAGGAGTTGAGATCCCTGAGCGATGGCGTGACCCGGGTCGAGACCAAACTCGACGGCATCGGCCAGGGCCTCACCGAACTCGGCAAGGATGTTGCCGACCACGAGAGCCGTCTCCGTACTCTCGAACGGGCCCGGTGGCCCATGCCCACGATCGGCGTCCTCGCCGGTCTCGCTGGCGCCGCGACCGGTGCCGTCGCCCTCTTTGCCCGATGACAGCGGCCTCGCCCTCCCCGTGTGGGAGGGCGAGGCCGCTTTTCGTGCGTCCGGGGCCAGCGCCTCGGAATGCTCCGTTCGCGCACGTTCCACCATCTGGCACTGCGGAGTCGGACCGACCAAGGAGCCGTGGCGCGCGGAAGCGGATGCTTCGTCAGGAGTCGGATGAGACTGGGGATTTGTCATCCGCGATTACATACCGCAACACGCCGAGGGTGTACTTCACACGGAGTAGTCTTGTAACGCTCGGATGACGAACGTCCGAGCGGCAATACGTGTTGGCCCCCGCGCGGGTACCACCGCCGGGGGCACGGACTCAAGGGAGAAAGCCTTGACTCAGTTCCAACATAACGCGCCTGAGCCGGAGAACAACACCCGGGGCGCGCTCCAGTTGTTCGACGTGTCCGGAGCGGACATCCGTTTCGGCCAGACTGAACACGGCACCCCCTACGCGGTTGCCGCTGACTTCGCGAAGGCCATGGGGTACGCCCGGACGCAGAGTGCCACTGATCTCCTCGACGAGGAGGAGAAGGGTTACGCCCAGGCCGTAACCCCTGGCGGCACCCAGCGTCTTGCCGTCATCTACGAGGACGGCATGTGGGAGCTGATCTTCCGCAGCACCCTTCCCGGGGCGAAAGCGATCAAGACCCGGGTGAAGGCGATCCTCAAGGAGATCCGCGAGACCGGCCGGTACGACGCCACCGTCGACGTCCCGCAGGACTACGAGCAGGCACTCGTCCACCTCCTCGACAAGGTCCGCGAGAACAAGGCACTGGAGGCCGAGAACAAGGTCCTCGCGCCGAAGGCCGGCAAGTGGGATGAGTTCCTCAGCGCCGAGGGACTCATCGGGATGCGGGAGACCGCGGACCTGTTCCACCTCGACGTGCGAACCCTGACGGCATGGCTCGTCGAGATTGGCGTGTTCCGCAAGCAGGTCTCCCGGAGTGGTGGCGCGCGGAACCTGCCGCGCAAGGCATACCAGGACTCGGGGCACTTCGAGGTGAAGATGGAGACGAAGAACGGGTTCCGGTTCCCTGTCGCTTACGCGACTGGCACCGGGCTCGACTTCATCGACGACCGTCGGAAGGCGCACGCCGCCGCCTGA